AAAGAGACGAAAAGAAACTTGCAGAAAGTATAAAACAGAATAAGAACTATAAAGAGTTTTTTAAGAAGTTTGCGAAAAAGAATTTAACAAATGAAGACTATGAGAAGTTTTTTACCTTATTAGGTGATAAAGAGATTAGAGCAATGGGTCTGGATCCTGACGAAATTCGTATCAAAATGGATCAAATATTAGACTGGAATGCTTCTAGTGTTAAGGAAATGAGTGCTGAAGATGTGGAAACCGACAAAACACTAGTGAAATCTAAGCTTGACAAGAACGAAGGAAAGTGATAATATATGACTATGAATTACACAAAAAAGAGACAAAACGAATTGATTGCAAATGCTGAAAAAGCAATGAATAGAGCACAATCAAAGTGGGCAACTATGTTCTGGACTGGTGTCTGGAAACAATTGTGTATTAAGTTTGGAAAGGTAAACTAGTGAATATATTTGTATTAGATAAAGACCCTATTGTTGCAGCCAAGATGGCGTGTGATAAACATATTGTTAAGATGATATTAGAAAGCGCTCAAATGTTATGTACAGCAAAAAGAGTGTTAGATGGTACAGAATATTTTGATACTACAAAGAATGGTAGAAAAATTAAAAGATGGCGTTTAGATAATCCTAACGAAGAACAAATAGTTTACAAAGCAGGTTGGTTAGGTCACCCTAGTACACAATGGGTAATTAAGTCAGCGTATAACTACATATGGTTATACAGACACTTCAAAGCTCTTAATGACGAATTTATGGAAAGGTTTCCTAAAAACAAAAAGACAGGTGGTCATAAATCATTTTTATTACTAGGAGACTTGTTGAGTACACCACCTAAAAATGCACCTCTAGGTACGATAGGTACACTACCTACACCAGCAATGCCTGAAGAGTGTAAAGCGTTTGATGAAGACGGTAACATTGATGTTGTCAAATCATATAGACAATATTATGTTATGAAAAAACGAAGGTTTGCTGCCTGGACTTTACCTGGTAAAGCACCTGAATGGTATACAGAAGGTTGTAAGTTAGCAGAATTAGCAGACCAAGGAGAAATGTATAATATATGATAGGACTAGAACACGGATTACTAATGGGTTTATTTGGTATTATGATAACGATTGCAGGTTTTATGGCTGCATATATAATAGCATTTAAACATAAAGAGAACGAAGAAAAAAAGAAAGCAGAAGAAGATAAACCTAAGGTTCATAATTACAAAGTTTAAGGAGATTTTATGATGATAGAAGAATTAGTAGGTAAGACAATTGTATTTTTAAATAATATACAACTTGCACATTGGCAAACTAAAGGATATGCGGAACACGAAGCGTTAGGCGAATACTATACCAAGTTAAATGGTTTAAATGATAAGTTAGTAGAAGCTTGGCAAGGTAATCAAAACAAAAGAATACACATAGAAAGTGGTCAACATACTTTACAAAATTATCAATCACCAGAACATACAAAACATAGCATTGTTGAGTATGCAAGTTATTTGTCGGCGTGTGCTAAACACATAGATAGTATCAATGAAGGTAAACAATATATTGACATTGAGAGCGTATTAGAAGAAATGTCAGATATTACAAGTCAGGTACAATATCATTTAAGTTTAAAGTAAATGCCAACATACGATTTCATTAATAAGAAGACAGGAAAAGAGTATTCTGAATTTATGTCAATATCTGAAAAGGAGACATATTTAGAACAAAATCCTCATATTCAGCAGAAAGTCAGTAGCATAAATATAATAAGTGGTACTGGAGGTATCAAAAATGATGGAGGCTGGAAAGAACTACAATCAAAGATAGCTGAGCGTAATCCAGGTACGCCGTTTGCTGACAGGCACGGTAAAGCGTCAACTAAAGAAATCAAAACAAGACAGGTATTAAGAAAACACAAAATAATCAAATGAGATTAATAGGTATCATATCGCTTTTTATATTTTTAACAGGTTGCTCAGGCAACTTTGCAAGTTTTTTACAAGTTGGCGGCACTAGTGTTGCGATTGCACAAAAGAATGGATACTCAATAGCATATAACGCTGTTGACTTTGGTACACAAATACAAACAGGTAAGAATATAAGACAACATATATTTGAACCTAAAGAGGAGAACGAAGATGAGTAAAGACATACCTGATTATATGAGAGGTTTTGACCTAAATGATGATTGGGGTATTGCAGGTACGGCCGCTGAGGCACCTAAATCTCCTACTATTGATACTAGTAAGATTGCTAGTACAGACGAATTGAAAGACTTGAAAAAAGATGTTTCTTCAATCAAGTCAGCGATGAACGAGATTTTTCAAATTGTCGCCGAGAAGGAAACTATAACTAAAGAGTTAACTTCTGAAGAAACAAATAAAAGATTTAAAGAACTTGAAAAAATTGTATTACCGTTTCTTTACAATCTTTCTAAATCTGAAGAACCTTATATACATTGGCCTAATAGAGGTCCTATTATTAAGGCACAGATTGAGAAAATACTTAAACTAACAAGAGGATAAAACAAATATGAAGTTAAGCAAAAACTTTAGTCTGAAGGAATTAACTGCTTCACAAACAGCAGAGCGAAAAGGTATTAATAATAATCCTAATGACGACCAAATTACAGCATTGCAAAAACTTTGTGAGAATATTTTACAACCTGTTAGAGACCATTATGCTTCACCAGTAACCGTATCAAGCGGCTTTAGAAGTGAAGAGTTATGTGTTGCAATAGGTAGTAGTGTTAATTCACAGCACGCTAAGGGGCAAGCCGCTGACTTTGAAATCTTTGGGGTTCCCAATGCTGAGTTAGCGAAGTGGATTATTGAGAACTTGGATTATGACCAATTGATATTGGAGTTTCATAAAACAGATGAACCTAATAGTGGATGGATTCATTGCTCGTATAAGAGTCCATCAGATAACAGAAAGTCTACTTTGAGAGCGTTTAGAAACGACCAAGGTAAGACACAATACGAAGAATATAAACCCGAGTGAGCGCTTGGGCAGTTTAGTGCTGAAGATATAAACACTATGTTTATGAAACATAGGTCATCATAGGCGCTTGACAAACTAAACTGAAAATGTTATATTAATACAAACTGGAGATTAGTAATGGCTAAAGAATTTAAATTTGTTGACTTGAATAAACAATTACTGCCTCAAACAAAAGGCAAGAACTTAAATGGTGTTCGTTTTTACAATGTAGATGGTACAAACTATCCATCAATCACATCTATTCTATCAATCAGAAAATCAGAAGGTCTTAAAAGATGGCGTGAAAGTATTGGCGAAAGTGTTGCCAACTTTGAAATGAGACGAGCTGCAGGTAGAGGTAAAGCAACACACACATTAGTTGAGAATTATTTAAAAGGTGAAACACCAGCAGAAAGAGGTGTATTACCATTAGGTCTGTTTAGACTTATGAAACCTTACCTTGACAACATAGACAACATACACTTAATAGAAGCGATTATGTTGAGTAAGAAGTTAACCGTTGCAGGTCAAACCGATTGTGTTGCAGAATATAGAGGTAAGTTATCTGTAATTGATTTTAAAACAGCAAACAAAGAGAAGATTGAAGAGTGGGTAGATAATTATTTTTTACAATGTACTGCCTATGCGTTAATGTACGAAGAGATATACAATAAACCGATAGAACAAATTGTCGTACTTATCGCTGGTGAAGATGGTTCAATGCAAGAATGGATAAAAAATCCAAAAGATTATGTCGCAGAACTAGAGAAAAGTGTAGAAAAATTTTATAAATATTACCAAGAGAAAACGAAACAGACATAAACACTACCTGGTAATTAGAGGTAAACTTCTGTTTGCCGCCTCTATAAAAAAGGAGCAAATAATGCTAAAGAAATCTTTACTTGTTGTTATGTTTACATTGATGACAAGTTTAGTATATGCAAATCCATATGGACTATTCTTTCCGTCTCACGCACCAATTATGTGTGGTGAGTATTCGGCAGTAGAAAGTTTTTTAGAAGAGGAAGGTTTTAAACCTGTACACATAGGATTTGGCAGAAGTAATGGCGAAGCGACAGGAGAACCTGTGTTTGCAGTTATTCATTACAAAAAGAATAATGAGTTGATTGCAACAATTGAAACGCCAGACAGAATTGATAAATGCGTATTATACAAAATATATGATTTTGTTGTAGTACCTCAACCAGAGAAAGAGTAAATGAAAAATATATTAATGGTTTTAATTATGGGACTAGTATTAAGTGCTTGTTCTATACCTAAGGATCCTAGAATAACATTTGGTAAGAAGTGTGTCGTTAAAGACGAAACGGTAGCATATTCTTATGTATGGATATATTCTAAAGAATTAGGATTAAAAGCAGATACTAAATCTTGCGACCAAATTAAAAAGAACTAACCAATAACTTTCGCTATAGGAGAAAGAGTATGAAAGATGTATTTCTTATAGTTGCAATGCTTATTAATTTAAATGGTGATGTTGAACCAAGAAAACACCCAGCGTATAAGTTTGATACTTTAGAAGAGTGTCAGGCATTTGTTCGTTTAAATTACATAGGTCTATATCAAAGTTTAGATAATCAATTAGCGACAGAAGGATATCTACAAAAGATACTTGATATAGGTTGTGGTTTAGTAGAACCTATGAACGGTGAAGATATGCCAGAAGTTAAATCAAAAGGCACAGCTGCTTGACAATCGGGTCAAGTCCTGATATAGTAGCATAATGAATAGTAAACAATTTAGTTTAGAAATAGAAAAATATAGAAAAGAACACCCAGGCACTTCATATATGGATTGTATAGTAGGTTATTGTGAAAGTCGGGGTATTGATACAGCAACGGTAGGTCCTCTAGTTAATAAATCATTAAAAGAGAAACTTACTATTGAGTGTCAGAAACTTAATTTAGTAACCAAAACTACTGAAGGAGAACTACCTTTATAATGTATGGCGGATTTGATGTTTTTAAAATATGGCTCGGTGTTAAATTACATTTTACAACCAACACATATGACTATATACAATATGCAGGTAAAGTCAATTGCAAGTTAGAGACATTTACAAAACGAAATGACAGATACTTCTTTCATAAACTATCTAAAAAATATAACGCAGAACAAGCGCTTGATTTCTTTGTGGCAAACTTTTTGCACAATGACAAGAAGTGGATTGGAGACCTTGCCAGAACTGATGGCCAAGATATTTACCTTGCTCATAGAAAGTATAAAGACGCTTTTGGTTATAATTTTAGGAGTGAGTGTAATATTGTTCGGGATTATATGGGCAATAACAACCTTACTTTTGATAATCTCTTTGCAGTTGTTGGAGGACAACATCCACCTTTCTTCAAACTTCTCTTATCCAAAAGAATTAGTTATGAAACTTTTAGCGTATTTGAAACCTTACTGGGATTCATTGAACGCTGGGATAGACAAATTGTTGAAAAAGTAGTATGGAAAGAATATAGTAAACGAATTAAAAAGTTTTTGCCCTTTCAGAGCTTCAATAGAACGAGTGCTAAATTGACTATGAAAGAGACTTTTACAGGTGCTTGACAACGGATATATTATCTGTTATGATGAGAACTTGTATAAATAATAGTATTGAAATAAATTATATTATGATACTTAAATACAATAATACAAATACGAAATACATACAAGGAGAAACTTTATGGACGCTTTTGAAAACTTAAAAAATAGTCAAAGTAATTTTGACAAGTTAACAAAACAAATAGAAGCAAACCTCAATCCTGAGGACGCTGCTAAAACCAAGAACAAATACCAAGACGACAGACTTTGGAAACCAGAACTAGATAAAACTGGTAACGGATATGCTGTGCTTAGATTTTTACCTGCTAGTCAAGGCGAAGAAATGCCTTGGGCAAGAGTATGGTCTCACGCATTCCAAGGACCTGGTGGTTGGTATATTGAGAACTCTCTAACTACATTAGGACAAAAAGATCCTGTGTCAGAAGAGAACACTAGATTATGGAATACTGGTGTTGATAGTGATAAAGAGATTGCTAGAAAAAGAAAAAGAAAATTATCTTATTACAGCAATGTCTATGTTGTATCAGACCCACAACATCCAGAGAACGAAGGAAAAGTTTTCTTATTTAAATTCGGTAAAAAGATTTTCAATAAGATTACAGAAGCAATGAATCCTGCGTTTGAAGATGAGAAACCATTTAACCCATTTGACTTCTGGTCAGGTGCTAACTTCAAGTTGAAGATTAGAAAGGTTGATGGATTCTGGAATTATGATAAATCTGAATTTGAGGCGCCTAG